CTCGTCATAAAGACCTGACTCCTGGCTTCCGTAGATTAGAGCCTCTTTAAGCTCTTTTTCTAGCCGGATCATCTCTCTACTTGCAAATGTTGCTTCTAACGCCTCTGCGGTAGCACTACGCTGTGGAGAACCGCTTTTAATTGCTTCTAGCGTCTGCTTTTTTTGCTCGATGACAGCAAGCTCAACTTCTGTTTGCTTATCGAAGAATGTTGCTATATCGTGATAGCAATCTTGAACTTCGTGACCTAATGATATTAGCTCTTTAACTCCGGCTACAGCAGTCTTAGCGATAGCAACCGCTGCGCCGATAGTTATGGGGTCCATTTATCCACCAAATAGTTTTTTAACGCTCATGGTAATAACGGAACCTAAAGCACCGGCAGCAAATACAATCATGTAAATGCCACCCTTGCCCTGATTGAGCATAGCCGTTACATCGGCCATCTCTTTGCGGAGTAAATGAATCTCAGCCGTTAATGTCTTAACATCTGCTTGCAATGCACCAAATTCTTGAGGATTAACGTCTGACATAATTCACTCACGGTTGTGTAGGCCAAATAACTTCCCAAGGAAAGCCAGATTGAGATGGAATATCACGCAATGCTTGGCAATAATCTTTCCATGCTTGAGATGGCGTCATATCACTACGGAAGCGCCAATCTGTTGCCGATAGTTTATCATCTCTTTGCTGTCGAATAAGATTAGCCTTTTCAGCATCTTTTGCAGACTTATATGCAGCTTCTTGCTCTGCTTCTGTAGTCTCGCCATCAGTAAAAACAGGGCCAAGAGTGTACTTAGTAAACCATTTGCCATTTACCAGTTCTACACCAGAAGCCTGCGAGTATTGGTAAACAGTGCCACCTGTAGCTTGTGCGCCTTCAAATACTACGTCAGCGCCAAACGAGTCCAATATTGCTTCGTTAATTTGAACAGGGAATGACGTATTTGGATTGAGTGCGCGAAACTCACTTTCAAACATTACAGCGCCAGTTGATCTGATTCGTACTTGCATGATGTTCCCTTTAAGCAATAGCTAAGAATATATATGTGCCACCTGAAGCATTTAATGCTGCTGGTGCTGCTGCTGTTACTTTAAATCCAGTTGAATCAGTATCAACATAGTTATTTGCAGTTACTTCAGCCGCAGTTGAGTTTAATAGTAGATATGGATCAGTACCAGAAGATATGCCACGAACTGAATCCCATACATACCAATCACCAGTAGAGTTAGTGCGCTTAATAAGAACAAATCTTGCGCCAGAAGTAAATCCACAATTTATAGTTTGCAATGCTCCTGTTCCTGTGTAACTTCCTACCTTAGAAACTCCTGCTACTGTGGAGAATAGATATGCAGTAAAAGTATCACTTACTCTATTAGTGCTTGCGCTATCCACAGCAGTGCTTGCAGCCAAAGTAAACACAGACGATGTTGGAGTAGTGTCATTCCATAATGATGGCGTATTAGATTGAACCGTGGAATTCGCATTTAAAAACAAATATTTCAATGCAGTTGTTGGAGCTGAATATACAGCCCAATTAGTTCCTTGATTCCTGCATTTTATAATTATTAATTCAGGTATAGCACCTAAATTATGGGTGACATTTAATACTGATCCAGTACCCGTATAGCAAACCTCATCAAAAAAGCCAGGTGCGCGTTTAAACGAATACAGTAACGGATAGTTAGCTGCTATACCTGCACCACCTGCATATAGCACACCGTTATTTACACCAGTAGTTGTCGGGCCAAACGCAGTAAGTGTGTCTCCGGTTGTTGGAGTGGCTTCTACGTTTGTCAGGTTTGTGTATAAAGTCGGAGTATAGTATGCACTTGTAAATCCACGCAGGCGGTCAGCTACAAACCAATTCGCAACGGTTGTGCGGTCTTTAAACCAACCCATGTCGGATTGTTTTAAAGTGCTTGTAATCGCGCTGTCTGCTGTAGTTGTATCTACTGAGAATACGCTTGTACCCAACGTAGGCACTTTCATTGGCCGACGTATGGCTATGTAGATATATGAAGAACCTGTCACATTCAATGCGCTATTGGAATTCAGCAAATCAAATCCTGTAGCTGTAGGTCTTATTGCACCACTGACTGATGCCGTAACACCTTCTGCATCCGATGTATTAGGAGATAGAGCAGCATCCGATGTCCCGACAGTTAAACCTCGCATATTGTCCAGCAAAATCCAACTACTTACAGCGACAGTCGTTCTCTTAATTAATAACCATTGCGGTTCATAACCAAGGTTAATACTGTTTGTTGTACTGTTTCCGTTGTATGTCCCACAGCTAATCACATTGTCCGTACCGAAAAGACCAAAGCCACCTGCGTTATGGGCAAATAGGTAGGCTACAAAAGTACCTCCGCTTGCATTGTTATTATTATTTGCGCCAACAGTAAATTCTGTGCTTGTAGGCTCTGTATCATTCCAAGGACTTGTTACTGTTGCTGCTACATCAGTTTGATTAAGATAAATTACTTTGGTTGCGCCAAGTGATCTATGGTAAACATACCAAGCGTTTCCAGATGTATCTGTTCTTTTGATAATCATAGAGCCTGGAACTGATCCAAGATTATGAGCAACAGTTCTTGCAACACCTGTTCCAGTATAAGTAACAATATCAAAAAATTTAGACTGCTCACGGAATGTCCAAGCAACATTGCTAGCGCTTGCGTTATTTAATGTCGCGTCTGTTCCTAGTGTAAATCCGTTGTTATTAAAACTGGTTAATCCTTGAGCCGTTGCAGTCTGTCCAGCAGTACCATTAGTTGTTAAAGAATTTGTTGCGCCACGACTTGTATCGTATAAATTATGTGCAGAAGTACCAACACGCCGCTTGCCCCAAACTAACCCACCTTTACCAGAAAGATTAATATTATTAGTAATTGTTAAAGACGAGCCTGTGCCGGTATAAAGCCACGTAGAAAATACATCTTCAATGTAATTAACATCACTACTTGCCTGTGAATTTTGAGCGCTAAACATTTCAATCCTTACAGGTAGTTTTGACCAGCGTTTGAACCAATCCAATACGAGCCATTGGCAACAAAGACATATTTATCCATCTTACTAGCGGTAGCAGTAATAGTCGGCGCTGTACTGCCAGGCCACTTAACTGATGCAGGCCAAGTAACAGTGCGGCTACCTGTAGCGTCTTGCAACAGTAACAAAGTAAAACCTTTGCCAGATACCACTGTCGGGAATGTAAACGTGCAATTACCAGTTAGTGTAAGAATCTGCACTGAGCCATTAGCTAAGTCAATTGTGTACGCTGTGCTAGTGTTAGCGGTAGCAACTTCTTCAGTATAGCCATTAGTAAACGTACCAGCCTCAATCGTTTTATTGGTAAGCGTCTGAGTGCCTGTTAGCGTTACATCGCCAGCATTGCCAAAACTAAGCACACCAGAGCCATTGGTACTAAGAACCTGGCCATTAGTACCGTCAGCAGTAGGTAACGTCAGTGTGTAGTTAGTCGATACAGTACTAGGAGCCTTTAAACCAACGTAATTACTAGAATCCGTATCAGCTAAACGAAGCGAGTTAGCGCCATTAACAGTTAGCGTATTGCCAACAGTAAACGTATCTAATGAGCTACCGTCTTGCTGATTCTTGAGCTGCGACATTAGCTCACGAATAGCGTTGTTAATGCCACTAGGAGCGCATCCCTCTGCAATGTTAATACTGTCAATGTCAGTATTTAACGCAGGGTTTGTGTCGAATTCACTAATCTTTGTCTTTGCCATTATTGACCACCATAAATTTGTTGGAGTTCTTCAGAAGTAATCTGTGGAGAAAGCAAACCACGAGTTGCGGTAATCGCAGGATAAGGCGAGGCTGGTGGCTTAGTCATTACACCGGAGCGCATCATGTTAGCCAAATCCTCAACACTTCCTTTTCTCATTTTAGTAGCAGCCATTCTTGATAAAGTAGCACCGGCAGCTATTGGTAACCCGATAGTAGGCTCATACATTGCAGCACCACCAGAAAAAGCACCACTAACAGGGCCAGTAGGTGCAAATCTACCAAAGAATTTAAGAAGGTTTTGAGTATTGCCGCCTTTAGCAGCAGCCTTAATTGCATCTCTTTCACCAGCAGTAAACAAACGCATCTTCTTATCGTTTTTAGCTAACTGACGTAATTGCTGTGCAAGTGAATTTTCAGAGCCAGACGCAGTAAATTTACTAACGTCTAATTGAGCATTCTCAAGCATCTTTTCAAATACTTCGCCCTTCATTAGCTTTGAGTATTCACCTCGTGCCTGTTGCCATGCTTCAGCGCCACCTTTAACGTCACCAGCCATAATATCTTTAGCTGGAACATTTAATACATAGTCATCAAACTTGTCTTTTAAGATAGTGGCAATGCGCTTTTCAGCAGGATCAATACTAGCCTGTGCATTTGTAATGATTTTACGCAAAGCCTGTAACTCCACAAAATCCTTTGGTCTAGGATTAAGTGTCAATTCTT